AGAGTGGACAGCCATCGCATATGTCGCAATACTGCAGGAGCACCAAACTGATGCTAGAGAGTCCAAGTTGGATGACTTCTACAATTTGGGAAAAGGAAAGGAAAATAAAGGCATAGTGCAATACTCTCCTTACTTTCGATCTAGATTTAGTAACATATTGAGTCTAACTTCAAGCTTGGTTAGATGTTCAAAAACTAGTTCGACTAAGTCAGTCACTCAAAAAGATTTTTGGGGTTTATTGATGGTTGCCGAATATTTGATTGACAATCAAATAATAATCTCTGATTATGAATCTTTGATCGAAGCCTTCAAGAAAGTGGATAGCAAGCTCTCTAATGAATCTAGTATTCAATATCTTAAAGATTTGGAAAAAGCAAATAAAAATGGTGTCTCTGAACCCGTAAAGTCAGGATATTATTTCTTCAACCAAAGCAATATAAAGGGAACGACTAGTAGAAATTCTCGAAGAGAATTATTAATTGATCGACTGATTTCTAGTGAGGATTTTAAGTTCATATTGGAACTTGAGGAATCACTACCAGCAGTGGAAAATTCAGAAGAAGAAGCAGCTTAACGTCTAAGTTGACACCGCAGGGAGGCACGGGTTACAGGTGCCTCGTTTTCATGAAACAACAAAGGAGACAACATGCTATGGAAAAGAAACATCGACAGTAACATAAAAACTGTCGAATTAAGAAGTAGCCCGGTTATAATCAGGGTTAATAAGTTTGATGAAAAATCAGCGAAGGAATTCGCAGACAAGATGGCTTCAGCACACAATACGGGTCAATCTGTTATCCCAGTAATCATTGATTCATATGGAGGCCAAGTCTACTCTCTTATGAGTATGATCGCCTCTATTAAGAATTCTGAATTACCTGTCGCAACCATAGTAGAAGGAAAGGCGATGAGTTGTGGAGTTATCCTGTTCTCTTGTGGAACTGAAGGATATCGATACATCACAGAAGATGCGACATTGATGATCCACGATGTGGCTTCTGGTTCTTGGGGTAAGAATTCCGAAATCCAAGCCAGTGCAGAAGAGACAAAGCGTCTAAACAACAAGATTTATAGAATCTTATCGGAAAATTCAAACAAATCAGAGAAATGGTTTAACAAGCAGTTAAACGAGAAAGGTCGAGCTGATTGGTTCATTGAATCTAAAGAGGCGATCGATCTTGGCCTTGCCGACAAAGTTGGTATGCCAAAACTACAAATAAATATAAAATTAGACATAAACCTACAGGAGGTAACATGACGTTACTATTGACGATGCTCTTCGCTTGCGGAGAGAAGGAAGCAACAACAAATGCGGCTTCCACAGCAACAATTCAAGTTGTTGAGACAGAAACTACGGAGACAACTGATGAAAAAACTACAGACGTTACAGTCGAAGTTACTAAAGATGTTAATGATATCACATCTGGGCAACCTAAAACAGAAGTCACTACGACTTCAACCGAAACTACTAATACCAACGAAGGAGTAAACAATGATTAGTTTATTAATGACAATGTTCTTGGCCTGCGGCGACAAAGAAGAAGAACAAGATACAGCAGTAGATGCTGAAGAAGCGACCGAAGAGACAGCTGAAGAGTCAGAGGACACCTCGTCTGAAGGTTCCGAAGAGTCTGAAGAGGAAACTGAGGAAGAGACTGAGGAGTCAGAAGAAGGCTCTGAAGAAGGCGGAGAGTAATGACTAAAGCAGGTAAGATTGATATTAATGCGATGAAGAAATTCGTCAACAAAAAAGTAGGGATAGATATTGCCCACGACTTAAATCAAGACAATCCTACTGCGGTCAAAGAATGGATCCCAACTGGCTCACGCTGGTTGGACTCTATTACCTGCCGAGGTGAGATGGCTGGAATTCCCGTTGGGAAGATTACTGAACTCGCCGGCTTGTCTTCGTCTGGTAAGTCCTACATGGCTTGTCAAATAGCTTCACAGGCACAAAAGAAAGGACATTTCGTTGTTTACTTTGATGCTGAGTCAGCTATTGACCCAAAGTTCTTGACAAACTCTGGAATAGACACCAAAAGCGATTTCATGTATATTCAAGCAGTCTCAGTTGAGAAAGTTCTCGAGACAATTGAAGACCTTATGATACAATACTCAGAGACAAAGTTTCTGTTTATTTGGGATTCTATCGCAGCAACATCTGCTGAGGCGGACCTCGAAGGTGACTTCAATCCTCAATCATCAATGGCAGTCAAGCCAAGGATTTTTGCGAAAGCATTTCCAAAGCTTACTATCCCATTGGCGAATCAACAATGCACTCTATTGCTGATCAACCAACTCAAGACTAATATCGCAGCGACAATTTGGGAAGCGAGGATAACGCCTTATACTGCACCTGGTGGAAAGGCAATTGAATACTTTTCATCTCTGCGGATTTGGCTCACAAAGCGTAAGTCAAAAGCAGCTTTCGTTGTATCTCCAAGCGGTTTGCGGATTGGTTCCGAAGTGGCTGTTAAGATTGAAAAGTCTCGCTTTGGTTCTGAAGGTCGGACTTGCGGCTTTAAGATCTTGTGGGGCAACAATGTGGGTATCCAAGATGAAGAGTCATGGCTTGAAGCATTAAGAGCCTCAGGTTCTGAACGGTTTAAAGCGGGAGCTTGGAATAAAATCTTTGACGCGAAAGGAAAGGAATTCAAATTCCAGAAGTCGCAATGGATTGAAAAGTTACAAGAACCAGAGTTTCGTGCTGTTGTGCTCGACATCATGGATGAAGAAATCATCAGAAAATTTGAGTCCGAAGGTAAGAACTTTGGCCTCGAAGGCGAGAATGAAGAAGGTTAGATCCTGAAGTTACTCATAAGCCCCTTCTCTTCGGAGTTGGGGTTTTTTTTTACCCTTTTTACTTGACACGTCGCCTTAGGCGTGTTATATTATAGTATACGTTGGAGGACGAATGAGCACAGAAATCGACTTAATCGAAAAACATATAAGTAAGAAAAGAAAAAAAGAGATGGAACTCGAGAATATAAAAAACAAGATATTGGGATATATTAATGATCTATTGAGAGGTTCCATGGTTAATAATATAGATTTTCTCAATAAATTAATAAAGAAATATGGAGCAATGGAAGTACTAAAGGCCATAGATCTCTCTGCTGAGAAGTATCTTAGATTTTCAGAAAATGGACATGACAAGGCTAGCGTAGAAATTTTCATGAATAAAATTGGAGGCATCATTGTTAATAACAATAGGCCAATTGTAGATTCCAAGTGCTCTTATATAAAAGCAATCGCCAGAAACAACTTCACCTACTGGAATGAACGAGCAGCATCGATAACTTTGGTGAATTACACTAAAGCACTTAGGGATTATGGATGGACGGAGTCTAGAATATTACACGATTTGGAAAGTCAAGTACAACCAAAAACTATATCTTCGCGTAATTGGTCAGAATGGATGTCTCTAATAGAAAAATGGACAGCCGATATTAAAAATTGGGAGAACAAATGAAAAATATAACAGATTTATATAGACAATTTTGTGAAAACAAGAGAATCTATTACCAATTGGACGATAATGTACGTCCATATGACAACACAACATTATTCTGTCCCGCAGGAATGCAACAGTTTAAGCAAAAATTTAAATCAGATGAAACAGGAACACAGGCAAACATTCAGTCCTGCATCAGACTAAACGACTTAGAGGAGATCGGAGACGGTACGCACTTCTTATATTTTGATATGGTTGGTCTCTTCTCATTCAGAACAATGTCTATCCAAACAGCGGTCGACTTCTGGATGGAGTTTGTCGAGGACGTTCTAGAAATCAAGGTAGATTATGTAACAATACACCCTGATAAGATGGAAGACTGGCGAAGTCTTTACGACAACTATGATGTTGAAGTAAGGAGCGAAGAAGAATGTAAGTGGACGGATGGAGACATTGGCGGCTACTGTACGGAGTTCTTCAAGGATGACGTCGAGATAGGAAACATCGTAAACCCACTTGGAACCTGCATTGATGCCGGGTTTGGGTTGCAAAGACTTGACATGTTCGTGAATGGACCGAATGAGGAAACACGTGAAGAGATTTTAATCCAAGCATGTGAAAAACTATTACATTCAGGATACTACCCAAGTAATAAGGAACAGGGTTATGTATTCCGCAAATTACTAAGAGAGCTTTATCGTCTCAGTTCAGAGTGGACCAACGAGCACTATCTCAAAGAGAAGAAGCGCCAAGACAAGGTTGTAGAGAACTACAATAGAAATAAGGACAAGCCGAAGTTTAAAGACAAGTCCAACGAGTGGTGGTTTGACACCATGGGCATAGATATTGACTTCATTAAAAGTCTGGAGGATAAGTGAAGACGATTAGATGCTACTGTAAGATGGAGGGCGAGACCTACATCGGTAAACTATCTTGGGAGAATGAGGAGAAGTTTGCAATGCTAATTGGAAAGTATAAGATCGTAATGCACTTTCCAAAGAAAACATATGAATACACAGTCTTGGAGGACAAATGAAAAATGTAATAATAATTGACGCATTGAACATGTTTCTGCGCAGCTATGTGATAAGCCCACAATTGGACAAAAACGGCATGCCCATAGGCGGCACCATTGGCTTTTTAAAGTCACTTCAAAAGGTGGCTAGGGACTTTACTGCTGATGAGGTTATAATCGCTTGGGATGGCCATGACGGCTCTCAGAGACGCCGTTCTATGAACAAGAACTACAAAGGCGGAAGAAAAGTTGTGAGATTTAACCGTCGATTGATAGATATTCCAGAAGAGAAAGAAGAAGCCAACAAAGGCTATCAACAAGTCAGACTCATGGAATATCTAAACGAGATGCCTGTAATTCAACTCGTAGCAGACTTTACGGAAGCCGACGACATCATCGCGTTGGTGATTAACCATCCGAAATATAACGGTTGGAAGAAGACTATCATCTCAAGCGATAAGGACTTCTTCCAGTTATGCCGAGAAGACGTTCAGATTTACCGACCAATTCAGAAAAAAATTGTTACTGAGCAAACTGTCGTAGACGAGTTCAAGATTCACCCAAAGAACTTCGCATTAGCTCGAGCAATCGCAGGAGACTCATCAGACAATCTTCCGGGAATCAAAGGCGCAGGTTTAAAGACCATTGCGAAACGCTTCCCCTATCTCGTGAGAGAAGATGAATATGAAGTCTCAGACATAGTGAGAGACTGTGTGATGGTTGGAAAAAAGCTTAAGATTCATGAGAACATTCAAAAGGATGAAAAACTTATCAAAGATAACTATGCGATCATGCAATTGCAGTTTCCAAACATCAGACCGTTGAATCGAGAGATCATTAAAAAATCAATCATTGACTTCGAACCAACATTTAATAAAATAAAGTTCACACAAATGTTATTCGGCGATGATGCCGCACATCTCAACTTCAACGACCTTCAAGTGGTATTTCGAAGAATAAATAAGTGAAAATACTTGACAAGTGAACTGTGATAGGTTATAATTAAGTAACCAAATAAGTCTGGGAGGACAAATGAACGAATTAGAAAATAAAGAAACCTTTATGCGCTTTGGCGGCAATTTCCAAGAAAACTTATGTCAATTGATGTTTGAAGATCGACCATTTTTCGATCAAATAACGGAAGTGTTAGATGTGTCCTTTTTTGAAAGAAAATACTTGCAAGTATTTGCGAAGGCATTGATTGATTACCGAGATAAATATAACACACATCCAAATACAGAAGTAATGATCACTGTCTTAAGAACAGAATTGAATCACCACGACAAAGCAGTAAGCACAAAGGTTAGAACTTTCTTCGACAAAGTTCATAAGTCCGATGGAGTTGAGGAAGCGCCATTTATTAAAGACAAGGCTATCGACTTCTGCCGAAAGCAAATCCTGAAACAGGCAATGATGAAATCCGTAGGTCTACTAAAGTCTTCTTCTTTTGAAGAAATAGAAAAGCTTATCAAGGATGCTCTTGTTTTGGGAACCGATAATAACTTTGGCCATGACTTCCGTAAAGATTTGCTAAAACGTTTTGAGTCTGTAACAAGAGACCCTATCTCAACAGGTTGGTCTCGAATGGATGAAATTGTGAAAGGCGGACTTGGTAAGTCCGAACTTGGCGTAGTCGTAGCACCAACTGGCGCCGGTAAGTCAATGGTTCTTGTCCACCTCGCAACACAGGCACTTCTCAAGGGTAAGACTGTAGTTTATTATACGCTCGAGCTAAAAGATACAACTGTGGGGCAACGCTTTGATTGTTGCATCACGGATGTTCCACTTAATGAGCACAGAGAAAGACAAAAAGAAATTGTTGCGAAAGTGAAAGACCTTGAAGGTACTCTAATTATCAAAGAGTATCCAACCAAATCGGCTTCCGTATCAACTCTCAAGAATCATATTGAGAAGCTACGAAAGAGAGGCATTGAGCCTGATATGATCTTGGTTGACTATGCTGACTTGTTACGACCTCCCCGAGCAACCGGAGAGAAGCGTCACGAGTTAGAGGAGACTTATGAAGGGCTTCGAGGGCTTGCCCAAACTTATGAGATCCCTTGTTGGACAGCGTCTCAAACAAACCGAGGAGGTCTTAATGCTGAAGTTATCACAATGGAAGCAATCTCGGAAGCATTTAATAAGTGTTTTGTTGCAGACTTCATCTTTTCTCTATCGAGAACTGTACAAGATAAGCAAGCGAATAAGGGTCGTATTTTTATCGCAAAGAACCGCAATGGCCCAGATGGGCTTGTGTTTGATGCTTTCGTTGATTGGTCTGACGTTACCATCAAGATACTGGACCGAGACGAATCAGCGGAAAAAATGCAATCAACGTCAGACGCTTTGCAGATGCTTAAAAACAAATACGCGAAAGCAGGAAAATAATTAAAAAAACAACAGGAGTCCCTAATGGATTTAGAGAAAAAGATTTTATCGGACATCACAGTCCATATGAAGTATGCAAGATACATTGAAAAGGAACAACGTCGAGAGAACTGGAACGAATTAGTTACCAGAAACATGAACATGCACATCAAGAAGTTTCCTAGTTTAGAACAGGAAATACGAGAGAACTACAAGTTTGTTTTTGACAAGCAAGTTCTTCCATCAATGCGCTCGATGCAATTCGGAGGCAAGCCAATTGAGGTTTCCCCAAACCGCATCTTTAATTGCGCTTATACACCAGCAGATGACCCACGAGTATTCGGAGAGATTATGTTCCTACTCTTAGGTGGAACAGGCGTTGGCTATTCAGTGCAATCCCACCACGTAGATAACCTACCTGAGATACGTAAACCATCGAGCAAGAGAACCCGTCGTTTTCTTATTGGGGATTCCATCGAAGGCTGGGCGGATTCAGTCAAGGCTCTTATGATGTCTTACTTTAAAGGAACATCAAAGTTACGCTTTGACTTCTCAGACATCCGACCGAAAGGTGCGAGACTAGTTACATCCGGTGGTAAGGCTCCAGGCCCACAACCACTCAAAGAGTGCTTAGTAAAGATAGAGGGGATTTTAGATGCGAAAGATAACAGTGAAAAACTCACTCCTATTGAGGTTCATGATATCATCTGCTACATTGCGGATGCAGTTTTGGCGGGAGGCATTCGTCGTGCCGCTCTCATTTCTTTATTCTCGGCTGATGATGAAGACATGCTTTCAGCAAAATCAGGAGCATGGTGGGAACTCAACCCCCAACGAGGACGAGCAAACAATTCTGTAGTTGTAATGCGTCATCGAATTGATAAGCCTACTTTCATGAGTCTATGGAAGCGAGTTGAAGAGTCACGTTCAGGAGAACCAGGATTTTACTTCTCAAACGATAAAGACTGGGGCTGTAATCCATGTTGTGAAATTGGCTTGAGACCAAACCAGTTCTGTAACTTGGTTGAGATCAACGTCTCCGATGTTACTGACCAAGCAACGCTTAACAGCAGAAGCAAGGCAGCATCGTTCATAGGAACGCTTCAGGCAACCTACACGGACTTTCATTACCTCAGACCAGTATGGCGCAGGACAACTGAGAAAGATGCCCTCATCGGCGTCTCAATGACCGGAATAGCATCTGGTGGAGTATTGGCCCTTAACATGACTGAGGCATCATTGGAGATTTCTAAAGAAAACCGTCGAGTCGCAATGCAAACTGGTATCAATCAGGCAGCACGACAAACATGTGTCAAACCAGCAGGGACAACTTCTCTCACTCTTGGTACATCAAGCGGTATTCATGCATGGCACAACGACTATTACATTAGACGATTGCGCGTTGGAAAGAATGAAGCGATCTATTCGTATCTCGTCAATAACCTGCCTGAGCTCATCGAGGACTGCCGCTTTAGGCCACATGATACTGCTATCCTATCTGTGCCCCAAAGAGCTCCTAAGGGGTCAATAACGCGCCACGAAAGCGCCCTTGATTTACTCGAGAGAGTGAAGAAGGTTTCTAATGAGTGGATCAAGCCCGGTCACAAGAAAGGAAACAATACTCACAATGTCTCTGCTACTGTTAGCATCAGAGATAGCGAGTGGGAAACTGTCGGAGACTGGATGTGGAACAATAGAGGGGTGTATAATGGCTTGAGTGTTTTGCCGATGGATTTGGGCTCATATGTCCAAGCTCCCTATACCGACTGCGACGTTGAAACCTACGAAAGGATGCTCTCATTGGTCAAAAACGTTGACCTAGACCTAGTTAAGGAGACAACAGATGAGACTGACCTAAGTGGAGAAATCGCTTGTGGTAGTAATGGCTGTGAGATATTTTAACTAGGAGAAAAATATGAGAGAAGAATTAGAGAGAGTTATTCACAACCTAAAAGAAGTGATGGATGACTTGGATAAGATCGAAGCTGGGTCTTATGGTTATAAGTCTGCTGCACCGAGAGCTCGAAAGGCACTCATGGAAGCTTCAAAAGAGCTCCGCGAAGTTAGAACAGTAATTCAAGAAGCCAAAAAGACTCACGAAGAAAAGTAAAAGTTTCTACTTGACAACCCAATCGCGATGTGTTATATTATATACAAGGACATTAATCTTTGTCCGCAATATAACACATCGCGATTTTTTTATTTGGAGGAAAAATGCATTTTGAACCACACAACCGACACCTATGGATCTTACCATTGGACGAAAAGAAAGAGGACAAGGAGACACCACTCTTTGTCATGCCTGAAGAGTATCAACCACCCAAGTCTCCTTATGTTATAGGAGAGATCATTGGTATGGCTGAAGACTGCTCTATCGGGGTAAAAATTGGAGACTCAGTTGTAGTCGAAAGGACCACAGTTCAGGAAATAAAAGCTGGATTGGAGACTATTTACGTCGTAAAAGAAAATTATGTCTATGGGAGACTAGAAGAATGAAACTAACAACAAAAACATTAAAGGGCATGATCCTTGAGGCTATGACTGAAGGAACGCAAGAAACACAATATAGAAGAATTATGGATATGCTCAAGGGCGATGTAGAATCAGTAGATCAAGTCGCAATATTGACCCCAGAAAATCCAAAGGCAAAACCATTGAGCCCAGAGCAGAACGCTGCTCGAGCACAAGAGTTCGAAAAAGAAATGGCAGCTGCTGGTTATGGCTTTAGAACTGTATCGGGAATGTATGAAGGCCCTGAGGACTCTTACATGGTCCCACACATGACTTTGGAAGATGCTAAGAGATATGCATATAAGTATGGACAGGAATCATTCATCCACTCAAGCAAGGGTGATGACGGCATGAGACACAGTTTGGAATATCCTGACTACTCTCAAGAGGTCGCTGATCCATCTTATGATGAAGCGATATTTGGACCAATTATGGAGATTCCTCCAACTGTAAACATTAGCAGTTCAACACCAGCAGATTCAGTTCTCGGTCACGATGATATGGCCGGAGCATCTGACTACTATTCTCACGTACCAGATAAGAGCTGGGATGCAAAAGTTAAAGACGGAATACCAAGACCTGCAGGTGAAAAAGCAGGTAAGCGATTCTCTGTTGATCTTGATTTCGATGCATCTCAACCTCATGGATATGACCCTGCCGATGACCTAGCCGACCCAAAATATGTTAGAGAAGCAAAATACGTCTTTATTAACAAAAAAGACGTTCCTCGGTCATTTACTGCTCGAAAATTAGCAGAAAACATCAATATTCTTTCAAAGAAGATTGTAGAAAGTAATAGACTTGGCTCATCTAAGTATCACGCTAGAATGAGAATGAGATCGATGAAGAAGCAACTCGCTAAATTGATTAGGGAGAGCAAGTGAGAGAAATAGAACTCTACGGAGACGGCATTGGTAAAGTGTCTTATGTCCAACATGTTGGAGATGATAAGATGATTGCTAATGCTGCCCGTGTGTCTTTTGGACAAGACAATACAAAACCCCTTACAAAGAAGGATATGGGCCTGATCAAATACTTGATTAAGCATAGACATACATCTCCCTTTGAGCACAACTCGATCACATTTATGTTCGAGGTTCCGATGTATGTCCGCTCTCAACACATGAGACATAGAACATGGGCATACAACGAGATCTCTCGTCGCTATACTGAAATTGACCTGAAGTTCTATGAACCAAAGCAATTCAGAACACAACATGATAGCAATCGCCAAGCATCCAATTTGGATGGCTTGATTGATCCAACCATAACTCCACGCTTCGCCGACACCTACATTAAGTCGTCGGATGCTATGGTTGCATTTCACAAGCATGCCTTGGACTTGTTTGACCACTTGATTGCCAAGGGAGTGTGCCGTGAGCAAGCGAGAGGAGTTCTTCCTCAAAACCTTTATGCGAAGTACTATGGTACTGTTAACTTGTCGAACCTACTTAAGTTTATAGACCTACGAACACACGAGGGTGCACAATGGGAAATACAACAGGTAGCAAAAGCATGTTTGGATATCGCAGAAGAAATATGGCCTTACTCAGTAGGTGCTTACCGTGAATTACAAGGGTCCTAAGTTTTCACTTGGAGACCTTGTAATGTTCCGCCAAGAGTTCATGGGAGACTTGGTAGATGGTTTGGGGATCATTATAACAGAGCCTACATTGATATTTAGGTACAACTGGCCAAACTCTACGGAGTTTCCAAGTGAATTCTGGTCTTACGATATTAAGATTGGAAATGAACTATTTAAAATGATACCAGAACAGTTTCTTAGAGGGTTAAAAGACGATGTACAAGATTAAAATTTTAAAA